CTTCTTCGCCATCTGGATGTTGTTGTATCGGGCAATGTCCTTGAGTAGAGATTTCTCACCCGTGTTCTCGTACTCCTGTTGAGCGTCGAGCATAAGTCTTTTATATTTGACACGATCATTATACATGCCCTCCATTAATTCGGGTAAAAACCCACGTTTGTCCTTGCGAAAGAATGCACCGTTAGGTGTCATGCAATACTCAGTGTCATTGCTGACCTTGCCATCTAGTATTTTATCAACCATACCCTCTACAGGCTTGATACCGCCATTCACCAAAGTTTCTGGTGAGATGTTATACTGCATGATAAGATGGGGATACAGGGAGTTCAAGTCAAACGACATAACCCACTTGTGCATACCCACTTGTGGGTCTTTTACATATGCACCTTCAAATTTCTCAACCTTCTTGTTTTCCGACTTTTGAGGAATCACGATATTCCGCTCACGCAGATAGTTGTAAATCAGAATATCCCAATACCGCACAGTACCAAGCACGTCAGTGAAATTGACCTTTGCATCATAAGCCATCGTCAGTGCAAGCTCAATCAATTTCATCTTATCTTCTAGCTTATCAACAATCTCAACGTCCTGTATGTTGTATTCGATGAACGACTGATAATCTTTGGTATACCACTCACGGAATGTTTCATATGGATTACCATCCTTACGCTCACCCAGTTCCACAAACGCAATGTGGTCAAGGGTGTATCGTTCCTGATTAGTGTATGTGAACTTTTTATAGAGATCAAGGTAATCTAGTGCAGAAATACCATCCAGAGTATAGGATTGATGCGTTCGACCCATCTTGTATATCTCACGGGCAAACACATTCTTCCACGGAGATAGACGTTTTGTCTCATCATCATCAAAGACGTTACGAATACGATTTACAAGATAGGGAATATCAAAGAACTCAGTGTTCCAACCTGTAACAATGTCGGGTGTATTGTTCTCCCAGAATGCTAGGAACTCCTTAAACAGATGCACCTCACTCTCGCACTGAATATATTTTACATCATTACGGTTAGTTGTGAACTCTCCGATTCCCCAAACATTAATGAAACCCGTTTGAAAGTTCTTGATAGTGATAGACAGCATAGGTTCTGCTGCATCTTCTGGTTTTGGAAATCCGTTCTCACACTCCACCTCAATATCGATGGTGTACATGAGCATCTGGTCCAAGTCCCAATCAACTTGTTTAGGATACTCATCAGCAATCCAGCAATAGGGATACTGTGTGTTACCATAGATTATGTCTTTTTGATTCTCACGATCAGAAACCCACTGTTTAGCTTCCTTAATCGAATGAAAGTGATGTGGGAGAACACTCTGACCATCCAGAGTTTTGTAGCCAGTCTCCTCACGGGTCTTGACTAGATCAAAAAGTGTGGGTTCATATTTGACTCTACGAGTCGTGCGTTCTCCATCCTTGACCTCACGGACAAGAATAGAATTACCATATTGTAATACGTTAGTGTAGAAGTTCATATAAAGACTATATCAGGTTGAGGATGATTTGTCAAGGGCATATTTGGTTGTGACGATATATTTCCTTTGTGGATTCACCATGACATTTAACATTCTCATAACATCACGATTTAATAATATTGGGCTTCTGTCTTTTCTATCATCTAATAAAAACTCAACATTTTTATAAGAGGAACCAGCAAATTCAAAATCTAACAAAACAGCATATCTTTCTTCTGAATAATCATTTAAACCACCAACATCAACTTTTGCTACTCTTTGAATTTTACTTGTAATAGTTTTATTGTTATAAGTCCAAGTGACTTGTTTACCCTTTACTTCAAGCTTATCTGCATGAATAGTTGATGCAGATGCTCCATTACCAGTATCAAATTTAGCAACAACATCACCAAACGGTTTTACTGTAACAATTTCAAAGTAACCACATTGAGTCGGCACGGAGTATCTATTATCTGGATTAGAGTAAAAATCAATAACTTGTTTAACTATATTTTTTCCAGTTGCTTCTTCAATACCTTCTGTGCCGGGTGAATGATTTACTTCTAGAATATATGGTGGGTCTTTCTTTGGATTCTTAGATGGGATAAAATCTACAGCAGTCCAAGAACCGTCAATCGCCTTTGCAGCCAATAGACATTGTTCTACCTCTAATTCTGTTAACTTATACTCTTTGACTTTTGCTCCCTGAGAAACATTCGATCTAAAATCTCCCTCAACAACATCTCGTTTCATGGATGCAAGAATTTTGCCACCCAAAACAAGAACTCGTATATCTCCATCAGTCTTAATATATTCTTGAATCAATAAATCTACATCATCGTTTTGGCTGTAGAGTAATTGAACTAAAGATTCTATTTGACGTTCTGATTCAATAAACAAAACACCAACACCCTTAGAGCCTTCAAGAGTTTTCATTATAATAGGAAACTTGGTATCTAATGATTCAAGTGCATCTTTCCAAGTGTTCTGATTAGGAATAAGAACAGTCTTTGGCTGTGTCAAACCAAAGTCTTGCAACTTGACATAGGTTCGATACTTATCAGAAGATAGCTCAACAGTCTCTCGACTGTTGACCATACAAACACCAATTTTTTCGAGACGTGATAGTAAATCGAGGTAACTCTTCTTTAGTCGAACAGAACCACGAACAATGGCAACAGTATCATTAGAACTTATTTCAAATCCTTTTTTGTCATCATCATTATATATTCTATATATACCATCATCATAACTAATAATTGCACCTTCAACCTTGACAACATAAACTGAATGGCCAGACTTTTCTGCTTCATCTGTAATTCTCTGTGCAGTATGAAACAGTTTTTCATTATCTGGTTCAGCTGAGATGACAAGGACACGATATTTCTCGTCTTTTGCTTCTGTGATGAATGATTTAAACTTTTCCATTAAACTCTACAAATTTTGTTATCATTGATACTTGAGCATCAACTCGTTTGTTTATACTTGTATTTATTACTGGAGTTTCTGTGGTTATAGAAAATGGAGCACCCAATTTTGCACAATAATGTCCTAAAGTGTCTAAGTCCTCAATAACATCTGAAGTTCTAACACCATTATCAGAATCAACTCTAATTTTAAAATTATCCTCAAGAATTTCTAAAAAACTTTTTATTAACTCGTTATTATTTTTCCATACCATTATATAACTTGCATCTCTATTGGGGTCTTCTTGGCATGAAAGAAATCCACCAGATGACATTTTTTTAAGCAAAAGAGGATTTACTAATTCTTGTATTTCATATGACAAATCGTGTGGTATTCCCAAATTTACATTTAGACCAGAATTATCAAAGTGTGTTTTATTGACATAAGACTCTTGCGATAAAATTGGTATAAAGATTATATTTGATGGAGATTTATTAGATTGAACCCATTTTAATAATGCGATAGGACCAGCTGGCTCATCGCCTTGCACACCAGAGGTTATGAGTTTAGTTGGTTTATTAGTTTCTACTCTCGGTAAAAAAACATCAACTTCACCTATTTTATTTTTAACATGCGTATCTTCTATTGCTTTAGAGAACTTATTCATATATTCTATGTAAGGGTCTAAACTGATTGGATACAATCTAGTAGTTACAAGATTCTCTTCAACACTCTCTATTTTATCTCTACTTATATTTATTTTTACAACCATGCCCTTAGAAGTTTTTGATCGACTCTGATATGCCATAAAATTACCAAGAGAATATGCAACATATGTATCATTACTTTTATCCCAATAAGACGGCTGTATTACATGTGGATGAGCCCCTATAACTATATCAGCACCTTTTATAAAACAAAACTTCTTTAGTGAAACTTGATTTTTATTTGGTGACAGTTTATATTGATCTCCCCAATGAAAAAAGACCACCACTTTATCAGCAACACTTTTTGCTTGTACTATATCCATACCTATTTTTTTATAATTGATGTTCTCAGGATGAATAGGATTGCCTGGTGTATCAGCTGATATATCAGGCGGATCGCCAATAAAATTAACGATATGCGGTTTTGGATATATCTCTTCTATTCCCCATGTATAATTTAATATTGCTAACTTAACACCATTTTTTTTTAAAATAAGGGGTTCAACATTTTCCCCATCTTTGAACGTACCAGTATGTTTTATTCCATACCTATCCAATACATCAATTGTTCTGACTATTCCTTGTGAACTTCGATCTGCTGAATGATTATTGGCAGTAACTAAACAGTTTATACCAGAATTTATTAAAGCATAAGCCAATTTATCGGGTGAATTAAATGGCGGTGTGCCGGAATAAGGTTTCCCACCAAATACTGTTTCCAAATTACCTATACAAAAATCAACAGATTTTAATTCTTTTTTTATGTCTTTGAAAAATTTAATATAGTCATAATCTGTTCCATTCCAAGCCTCATCCATCTGTTTTTGATGGTTCATAATATCACCAATAAACATTACTGAAAGACTAGTCTTTTCTGACTTTTCGTTTAAAAATGACTTGAAAGTTTTCATTAGACTTCTTTTTTCTTACCAATATTATATTTAGTTTCCAGTATCCAATCATTCTTCTCTGCATAAGACAGAACTTTAATCTGACTAAGGGGAGCAACTTCTCCAAGCTCACCAATAATGTCAACCAATCCCCAATCAAGCAACAGTTTTGCAATCGTATTCCTACGAGAAATGTCATTGGTAGATAGATTTGTGTTCTTACCATCAAGAGCAAACAGCTCCTTGAAGTGTACAATAAAATACCTACCCTGTTTGTGTAGAATGTGGCATGACTGATAAAGTTTCTTTTCTTTACGGGAAGCAACCCCAATTCGTGATAGCGTTTCCCTTACCTTCAAAAAATCG